GTACAGTACAAAGTTGGAAAGAGATTGTCGAACTACATCACGCAGAGTTAATACAGTCATACCCTGAAGGGTTATGGGTTGACTCAGGTGAAGTGGACTATGACTCTAAGGAGTCTTGAGGTTCACTGTCTTCATCACGATAGGGCTTGAAGCCACCTATCTTTTGAATTAGTTTCTTGATGGCACGCTTGTTACGCATACGTGCGGTATCTTCTGAACCTAACTCCATCTCTTTTGCTATGTCATCAAAGTGCATTGCCTCTGCATAGCGTAGGAATAATAACTTCCTATCATCCTTGCTTAACTTCCAGAATCCAAAGTCAACTTCAATCATCATAGCCATAAGGTTGCCACCCTCATTGGGTGCACTAGGTCTGCCTGGTCTGCCAAGATTTAACTGAGCAGTGATGTTGAAATCACCACGCAATACAGAGGGCAACAGTGCCTCAACCATATCTGATTCATAGTAGAACAGGTCAGAGGTTTCATACCCACCTGACTTAGCCTTCCAATGCTGGCAGTAATCCAATGCTTGGTTGCGTAGGCTACGATAGATTAAGTTCTTTGCATCCTTCTCACCGATTGCTTCCCATTCATTTAACTTATTTGGATGTTCAATGAACCATTGATACAACGATTGCTTGATGTCATCAAAGTCTATCTCGAACTTGCGGTGGTACTCAGAGGCAACAGAGTCGACCACATAATCCCAATGTTCTATGCGTGCCCACTCAATCATATAATCTTAAACCCTTGGTCAACGTGAAGAAACCCAACCAACTTCATCTTGTTATTCTTATTAGCAAACTCAGTGGTAGATGGCAACCACTTCTCTGCCCACTCTACATCCTTAAGGTCAAGCAAAGCGAATGCCCAGATACCATCAGGTGTGGAGTTAACATACCAAGGCGATAGCCCTAACTTAGATGACTCTTCGAGAAGGAAGTCATACTTCATCTTCTCAATCAGTAACTCAGGGTAATGGGTACGTCTACACTTAAGTTCTATAAATAGTTTTGCTTCTTCTGATATGCAATCAAAGCCATCGTATTCTTCGGGGGAGTGTACCAAGTCGGGGAACTTCTCTGCCTTAAGCCAATCAAAGAGTTCCTGCTCTTTCATCTATCCCACTTTCCTCGCAATACTAACAGTCCAATTATACCATAGTTCGCTATATCCTTGAAGGAATCCTCAAGTGGTTCGTTCTCTGCGGTAACGTTGCCTTGTTTAGTGAGGTTAACAATGCGGGCTATCTTGTCCCACATACGCACCACTAGTCCATTGGTTGCACCGTAAGGTGAGTTGCTAATGTTCTTCGGTCCGTAATCCCTATGCTTCTTGATGAGTAAGTCACCAAGTTCTTGCATCACATCACGTACATCTAACTCGAACTCCGCCCAGTTAGTATCGGTATGTGTATGGTTACTACTAGGGTTTTGTCCTCCACCAAATAACTCTGGACATTCAGCCCTTGTTCGACCAGATGGGTTATAATCTGCCATATCTCTTCACGCTCCGCCTTCTTCATCTGTGTCCTTTGCTAGTAACTTCTCAATGTTTGCATCGAGGTCTTGCATAGCAGACTTAACTACCATATCCTCAACTAATTCATCAATCATATCGAAACCCATCTCCGCTGCAAATAGCGTGACGTATGTTGACTGAGTAATTAATTCAATCTGTTCCGGTTCATCTGAATGGTTGTACATAAATCTAAGCAATGACCCTAGCAATAACTTCATACCATTAGGTAGCACATAGTATGGGTCGAACTCTTCATCATCTTCCAACGTGTGGTCTATCAATTCAAATGAGTTTTCAAATTGAGTTTCACAATCGTGGCAGTATGATTCAGGTGGTTCATTAGGGTCAAAGTCCAACGCTACAAATCCAACTTCTCGTGGAAGTATCCCGCTCCCGCTTGCACATACATAGAGTTTACGTCTTCTCCTTCTGGCAGTTGCACGATGGTGACTGGCAACTCTCTTGCAAGACTTCGAGCGAACTCTGTTCCTGGTTGGTCTCCATCTGCGAAGATGAATACTCTTTCAAAGTCTGCGAGTAATCTTGTATAGTGTCTCTTCCAAGAATTCGCACCTGGTACTCCAATGCAAGGTATGCCAACACAATAAGACAAAGTAATAGTATCCAGTTCACCTTCGCACACTCCAATAAAATCGCCTGCTTGTTCTATGTCAAGCACATTGTACATCCTAGTCTCTGCCCCAGTCATACCCATATACTTGGGTTCTACTGCAGGGTTAAGACTTCTAAATCGTAAGTCTACTACACCTGTCTTAGTAATGTAGGGTATAGATAATCTTCCAGCGTATTGTTCGTGACCAACTTCAGGTTCCGAGACCACGCCTAATGACGCCAGACGTGCTACTTCCTGACTGATTCCTCTGCTTGCTAGGTAATCTGACGCCAGATGAATACTTCCCGCGTACTTGTGGCTGGCTTTGCCCAGTAATTCCTTCTGCAAATGTCCTTGCTTCATTTATATTTACTCTCTCCTGTTGCGCTATGAGTTGTAAACTGTTGCCTTGAATGCCACAGGCAAAGCATATAAAGATATTCTTATCGAGGTTGGCTGAACCTGATTGGTGCGTATCTGAATGGAACGGGCACTTGAGATTAACTTGCCCGTGTCCTTGTCGTATGTTCGCACCATAGTGACGCAAGACATCTGCGATGCTTGGCAAATCATTGTCAATTTTTGTCACCTGATTTCTCCTTCATCCACTGTGTTAAATCTTGAATGACCCAGGCATTTTCTATGCCAGAGTTGCGACGTTTAACTACGACATAATGCAGGGGTACTTCCGATATATCCCTAGCCTTAGCGTAGTTAACCGCCTCAACCTGTGCCTCTTTCCAAAACTCAGGAAGCGATAGGCTCTTCCTGTTTTTCAGTTCGAGTATGTATGTCTGTCCCGAGACAATACAAACCATATCACCTTCATCTTTTGCACCAGCCTTAGTAAGACGTTCTGCCATAGCACCCATCTTACGTAGCCATTTCATTACATCAGTTTCAAACTGCGAACCTTTACGCCCATTAGGGTTAGCCATTAAGTTCACTGCCTAAATCTTCTTGTTTACAGACAAAGCGAATTCCATATCCATAATCTTTTTCAAAGCAAACATCAAGAAACTTCTGCTTACTTATATCTCCCCATACTTTGAAGTAAGAGTTGATATGTGGTTGAGTTCTATCACCAATTAACTGCACGAGTATCGCATAGTCTGCAGAGAATAGATGTTTAGCATTAAATATTAATTGATTAGTTACAGATGTCTTAACTTGTACGGTCTTGCTATTGATAACTAAATCGTACCCTTCATCTCCACCCGTCAATACTCTGTCATCAACAGAAACATCGTAGACTTTTGCAACAGCCTTTTCACCAAGATGTCCCATTAAATTTACAGCCCAAGAAGTATTGTTAGCATCAAACTTTCTATCAACTACAGAGTGCTCGACTTTATCTGAGCGCATAGCGTCAACAAAATTTAGTGCTGATTTAATTTCATCTTGAGATAGGTGAACATCAACCATTAGGTTGCGCTCTTATCCTTACGTAAGATGCGTTGTGCCCAAGATAGACCAGCGTTGAGTCCATCAGTCCATTCATCAGTGACAGGTACCTTGGCTGCTTCAATCTTCTGAACCAATACCTCAGTCTCTTCTTTAATTTTAAGTACGATAAGTGCACGCATCTCTTGCGTGATGTCATCTTCTTCTTCTCTAATCATATCTATCCATTCTCTGGTATGTCTTCGACATACATATACTCAGGGTTAAATGATAGCCAACAAGTCAGGTTAGCGTTAGCATCGGCACGCCCGTATCTATTCTTTACCGGAGCAATAGCCATAGAAGTACCAACAATACCGAGTGTGCATATAAGGGCAGGTAGTTGAGCCACCTTACCTTGAAGTGCTGAACGTGGTTGGCACGGAGTACCAAGTACACCTTCAGAAGTATGATGAAGAATAATAACCCCAGCGTTAGTTGCACGAGCAAGATACTTTAACTCCTTCATAATCGCACGCATTGATGCAAACTCTTCACCACCATCGGTTGCTATATCCATAAGGTTATCAACAAAGATAGCCTCGGGCGGTACGCCCCATAGTTCCTCAAAGGCTTCGACCTCTTCGAGAATATCCTGCAGGGTAGGTGAAGATTCAAATGACCAGACTATATGGCTTGCTCTATGGAGCACAGCCTTAGTCCAACCTGTATCTG